AACATCGATCTAGGGAGCGCGGATCACTTCGCGGAGATCAGATACACCGCAGCGGCGGAAGATGCGGGTCCGACGGTTCGCAATCTGAAGAGTGACGTTACTCTCTACACGTACAACGCGCTGGATACCGGCGGTGCCATTGCTAAGCTCATCGCGGGTACTTATACCAACCTGGCGGTGCGCGCCGCAACCTGGGCAGCCGGGGATTTGTGCCGCCTGATCGTGAACGGCTCAACGCTCCAGGCGAAGAAGAATGGTGTGCAGATCGGTGCCGATCTCACCGATTCGTCCATACCTGGAAATCTCGCTGCTGGACTCTGCGACTTCGGCAGCGCTTTTAACGACCTGGATGATTTTCTCGCAGATGTGCTTGTGCAGCCGGCGGCGGGCGCCGTCATCGGAGCAGCGCGCACCGCTTCGCGTTATGTCGGACCGAGGGTTCAGCGGTTCCTCTTTCGTGCGCCGCGCAACGAGTTGTTCGGCGGGACGATACTCGATCCGCCCGGAGAGATTGTCGGAACAGCGCGGATCGCGAATCCGAGGGTAGGTCCGAGTGCGCTGCGGCGTGTTTTCAGGCAACCCTCTTTCCAATGGCCTGTTGTCCCGGCGGGAGGGCCGACAACGGTCTTAGCGTCGCTCGCGACGCACACCTACACTGCGCAGGCGCCGAAGATTCAAGCGCGCGTCGCGCCAGCACAGGTGAGCCACACTTATGCGGCGCAGCTGCCGCAGGTGAAAGCCAGGGTGGCGCCCTCGTTTGTCACGCACTCGTACACGACGCGCGTACCGCAGGCCCAGGTGCGGGTTGCTCCTGCAGCGGTGACTCATACGTACACCGCCAGGGTGCCGCAGGTGAAGGCAAAGGTCGCGCCCGGGTTTGCTACGCACACTTACACGGCGCTCGTGCCGCAGGTGAAGGCAAAGGTCGCGCCCGGGCTCGCTACGCACACTTATACGGCGGTCGCGCCGCAGGTGAAGGTAAAGGTCGCGCCCGGGGTCGCTACGCACACTTACACGGCGCGGGTGCCGAATATCGTCACCGGGAGCGCCGTGGTGCCGCCTACCGCGACGCACACTTATACCGCCAGGACGCCGCAAGCGAAGGCGCGCGTGGCGCCGGCGGCGATGACGCACAGCTATACCGGCCGGGCGCCGCAGGCGCGGAGCAAGGTCCAACCGGCGCAGCTCACGCACGCGTATACGGTCCGCGCGCCGCAGGCGCGGGTGAATGTCCAGCCGGCGCCGGCGACGCACTCGTACCTCGGGCGCGTGCCGCAGGCGAAGAGCAAGGTCGCGCCGGCCACGGCGACGCATACGTATACCGGCCGCATTGCCGCGACCCAGGCCGGGAACGCGCTCGCGGTGCCGGCTGCCTCGCACAGCTATACCGGGCGAGTGGCGGTGATCGCGCCGGTCGCGGCGTTCTTTCCGGCCGAGTCGCCAACGCACATCAACATCGGGCAGAGGACGATCCGGCTCGGCGAGGCCGTCGAGAAAACTCAGACGGCGAGGCTCGGAGAATCGACTGAAAAGCCGGATGCCGAACGCCTCGGACCCGGTCAGATGAAACCACCGGCCCGCGGGCCTGGGAGTTCAATGTGAATTTTGACGATCCGCTGATCGCGGGCGACACCTGGGACTGGACGACCGCGGTCGACGGTTATCCGGCGACGGGCGGCTGGACGCTGAAATATTACCTGACGCCGCGCGTCGCGGGCACGCAGATCCTGCTCAGCGCATCGACCGCGTCGGATGGAACGAGCTATCGCGTGCAGGTCTCGCCGGCGGCGAGCGCGGCGTTCGCGTCGGGAAGGTACGACTGGCGCGCTCGGGTCGAGAAGACCGGCGCCGAGGTCACGGTCGATCAGGGCTCGGTCATCATCCAGGCGAAGGTTGCCGGACTCACGTCGTCGGACAACCGCAGCTATGCGCGCCAGATGCTCGATCAAATCGAGCCCGCGCTTCTGGCCTTCAATATGGGCGTGAAGTCCTACTCGATCGGTTCGCGGACGATGACGAAACGAGACACTCCGGAGCTCCTCACGATGCGTGACAGATTCCGCACCGAGGTCCAGAACGAGATCGCGGCCGCGAAGATCGCGGACGGCCAGGCGAATCCGCGCACTTTCGGGGTGAGGTTCAAGCGTGTTTGAGAACCTGAGAAAGAGCATCGCCAAGGCGATCGCGCCGGGCCGGCAGCGGCTGTCGCCGTTCGACAGGCTAGTAGCCGAGGCGCTCCGACAGCCGAAGGCGAAACGCGCCGGCCGCGCGGAGGTCTTCGCGACGCGCATGTACCAGGCCGCGCGCGCGTCGCGGCTGAGCAATGACTTCGGGCGCTCCACCACCTCGGCCGATTCCGAGCTCGTCTCGAGCCTGGTCAACCTGCGCAATCGCAGCCGCGGTTTGGTGCGCGACGCAGCCTATGCCAAGCGCGCGAAGGTGATCATCCAGAACAACGTCGTCGGCGCCGGCGTCGGAATGCAGGCGCAGGTGATGTCCTCGCGCGATACGCCACGCGACGATGTCAACGACGCGATCGAGGAGGCCTGGGAGGATTGGTCCTGCGGCGAATACTGCCACACCGGCGGCGTGCTGCACTTCTCCGATTTCGAGCGCGCCTGCGTCGGGCAGATCTTCGAGGCGGGCGAGGTGTTCGTGCGCAAGCACTACCAGTCCTTCGGCGGCTCCGACATCCCGTTCGCCCTCGAGCTGATCGAGGCCGAGCGCGTGATGGACGAATTCCAGAACCCGACGCCGCCCTGGCCCGCGGCGCCGGGCGCGATGGTCAAGATGGGCATCGAGCAGGACGCGTTCGGCCGGCCGCTCGCCTACTGGATCCGCACGCGGCACCCGGGCGACCTGCGCTGGATCCAGGGGCAGACGAACAAGATCGAACGTGTGCCCGCGGACCAGATCTGGCACCTGCGCCTGGTGGACCGCTGGCCGCAGACGCGCGGCGAGCCCTGGCTGCACACAGTCGCGCGCAAGCTGAACGACATGGACGGGTACTCCGAGGCGGAAATCATGGCCGCGCGCGCCGCGGCATCGATCGTCTACACGATCAAGACGCCGAACGACAATTCGCCGCTCGCGGGCCAGGATCCGGCCGGCAGCTCGGGCACCAGCGCGAGCATCTCGAAGGAGTTCGCCGTCGAGCCCGGCATGGGCGTGCGCCTGGATCCGGGCGAGGAATGGGACACGCACGCGCCGAACCGTCCGAACACGGCGCTCGATCCGTTCATGCGCTACATGATCCGCGAAGTCGCCGCGGGTGTGAATGTGAGCTACGAGAGCCTGTCGCGGGATTATTCGCAGTCGAATTTCTCCGCGAGCCGCCTCGCGCTGCTCGACGATCGCGACGTGTGGCGGATGCTGCAGCAATGGTGGATCCGCAACTTCCGTTGCCCGCTGCACGAGGAATGGCTGGGGATCGCGGTCCTGGCCGGCGCAATCCCGGGGATTTCGCTGATCGAGTACGGCGTCGACCCGGAGAAATTCGAGGCGGTCCTGTTCAAGCCGCGCGGCTGGGGCTGGATCGATCCGTACAAGGAGGTCCTCGCGTACAAGGAAGCAATCAAGGGCGGGCTCACGACGGCTAGCCACGTCATCGCACAGACAGGCGAGGGCCGCGACATCGAGGACATCCTGGACGAGCGTCGGCGCGAGCTGACGATGATGGACCCGGCGCTCGAGAGCGATCCGCAGTTCAAGCTCGAGTTCGACACCTCGCCTTCTGTCTATGTCGCGGCCGAAACCATGTCGCAGAAGGGTACCGGCGTGCCGCCGGCGACGGACGAGCAGCTCGGGGCGGGAGATTCCGCGCCGGCTCCGACCGCGCCCGCAGGATCGGCGCCGCAGGGCGGCAACAAGTCGGCGAAGAATGTGATCCCCCTCGGGCGCTGAGACAGGCTCGACAGTTTTTCGAACGGCCCGCAGATTGCGGGCCGTTTTCATTTACGAAGAGGTGAACGATGGCAAAACGCAAATACACGATCGAGGAACTCCTCGCGCCGCCAGCCGAAGGCCAGGTCGACCAGCGCGTCGACCGGCTCGAAGGCCAGTTCG